CGGACGACGAACGGTGGATAGACGCCGGCGTCTGGGACGACCTAACGTCCGACCGGACGCTGGCTGACGGCGAGCGGGTGGTGCTCGGGTTCGACGGTTCGTACTCGGGTGACTCGACGGCGCTGGTCGCCGCGAGCGTCGAGGAGACCCCGCACCTGCAAGTGCTCGGCCTGTGGGAACGTCCCCCGGGCGCGGCAGGTCAGGACTGGACGGTCCCTATCGGCGAGGTCGATGCTGCTGTCCGTCAGGCGATGAGCCGGTTCACCGTCGTCGAGCTGTCAGCAGACCCGCCGTACTGGTCCCGGCAGATTGAGGAATGGGAGCAGGACTACGGTGAGGTCGTGGTCCGGTTCGAGACGTATGTCCGCAAGCGGATGGCGCAGGCCTGTTCGGCGTTCTATCAGGCGGCGACCACGGACGCGCTGACCCACGACGGGCATCCGGGCCTGTCCCGCCACATCGCTAATGCGGTCCTGAAGGAATCGGCGCAGGGTGCCTACATCACCAAGGAGTCGAAGTCGTCACCACGGAAAATCGACGCGTCCGTCGCATCGGTGGTCGCCTATGCTCGCGCGCAGTGGCATCATCAGAACCCGTCCCGTCCCGTGAACGCAGGAGTGCTCGTCGTATGACTGCCACCATTCTTCAGGCTGCTGGTACCTTGCTGCTGGTAGTGGCTGCTGCGCTGCTGCATCCGGCCGCAGGATTCGCAGTGGCCGGTCTCGGGCTGCTGGCCTTCGGGCTGGCTTGGGAACGGAACGGCTGATGCTCGGACGCCTGCTGGAGAAGCGCTACGCCTTCCAGAACCTGTGGGGCTCCGGGGCACTGTTCGACCGCGGAACCGCCGCCGGCGTGCAAGTCTCGCAGGACAAGTCGCTGGCCCTGTCCGCCGTCTACGCCTGCGTCCGTCTCATCTCGGACACCATCTCGACCCTGCCGGTCGACCAGTTCATCCGAACGAACGGCCAGCGTCGCCCCTACCGGCCCCGCGAAGAGTGGGTCGTCGACCCCAACCCGTTCCACCCGCGGACCACGTTCTACCAGCAGGTCCTCGTATCGCTCCTGCTCGACGGCAACGCGTTCGTCTACATCGTCCGCAACGACGACGGGTCGGTCGATTCGCTCGACGTGCTCAACCCGACCAAGGTCGAAGTGTCGATGGTCAACGGGGACTTGGCCTACACCCACACCGGCCCCGAGGGCACCCGGGTCCTGACCCGCGAGAACATCCTGCACCTCACCGAGCTGCTGCTCCCCGGCGACCTCCGCGGCGTCTCCCGCATCCACGCCAACCGTGAGAACCTCGGGCTCGCCCTCGCCCTTCAGGACTATGCCGCCGCGTTCTTCGGGAACGGTGCCTACGCCGGCGGTGTCCTCGAAGTCCCCGGTGAGCCGAACCCGGAGCAGTTGACCCAGATGGTCGACGCGTGGGAAGGCCGCCACCGCGGTGTCCGTCGCGCGCACCGTCCCGCGGTCCTGTATGGCGGTGCGAAGTTCGTCGCCACGTCGGTGAACCCGTCCGACTCACAGCTGATGCAGGAGCGCCAGTTCGCGGTCGAGGAGGTCGCGCGTCTGTTCCGGGTGCCGCTGTTCTCGCTTGGCGTGTCGACCCCCGGGGCCGTCTCCTACGCGTCGGTCGAGCAGCAGAACCTCCACTTCCTGACCCACACCATCCAGCCGGTTGTCGCAGTGCTGGAGGACGCGTTCTCGACGCTGCTCACCGACCGCCGCACCTTCATCAAGTTCAACCTGTCGTCGCTGGTCCGCGCCGACCTTGCGACCCGCACCGCGTCCTACGCGTCGGCGCTCATCTCCGGCTACATGAGCGTGAATGATGTCCGTGCGCTGGAGGACCAGCCGCCCGTCCCCGACGGAGACTCGTATCGTGTTCCCCTCCAGAACATCCCGACGACGGATACGCCCATCATCACCCTGAACGAGCGGGCGAAGGCGCTCGGGGTGTTGGTGACCGCCGGGTTCACCCCGTCGTCCGCGGCAGCCGTGGTCGGCATCGAGGGGCTGGAGCACACCGGCCTTGCGTCGGTGCAGTTGCAGCAGGACGCCTGATGCTCAGCACCGCGCAATACACGCTGACGCTCGGCACCCCGACGCTTGTCGTCGCCCCGCACCCGGAATGGCAGCGGGTCACCCTTCACAACGCGACCAAGTCGTCGAACGAGTACGTCTTCATCGGCGGCACCGGCGTGTCCGTCAGCACCGGCCTCCACATCGACCCGGGCGGCACCCTGCAACTGCAACTCAACGCCAACGAGGACCTGTGGGCAGTCTCCGACCCCGGAGGACTGGAACTCCACGTCCTGAGGCAGACGAACTGATGCCGTACTTCGTGACCGACGAATCTCCCGACTGCGACGGCTGGGCTGTCGTCAAGTCGGACGGTGAGGTGCTTGGCTGCCACACCACCAAGTCCGCGGCCCTGTCGCAGATGATTGCCGTCTCCCTGTCGGAGGACATCGAGCCGGGCGGCGAGCTCGACGACGATGACGAGTCGGACGAGCGGCAGGTGGACCTGACCATTCCCGACTACATCCGTGAGGCCGCGGCGCAGGGTGTCGGCTGGTATGAGGACGGGCTCGCCGGCGACGGCGTCGTCGACCGGACAGTCCGTGAGGCGCGCGAGATGGCCGACGGGAACGTGTCGGAGGACAAGGTCATCCGGGTGTCGGCGTGGGTCGCACGACATGAGGCCGACCTACAGGCTGACGGTGCCCGCCCCGGCGAGGATGGATTCCCGACGCCGGGTGCCGTCGCCCACTATCTCTGGGGTATACCGACGGGCGCGCAGTACGATGATGCCCGCGCATGGTTCGACCGTAAGGCCGCACAGATTCGTGAGGAGGAGGGCCGGATGCTGCCGACCCCTGTTCAGCCGCGCACCAAGGGTGCCGACGTCGAGTTCCGTTCGTTCACCTCGGAGCTCCGTGCCGAGCCCGACAGCCGTGTCGTCTCCGGCTATGCCGCGGTGTTCAACTCGCCTTCACAGCCGCTGCCGTTCATCGAGCGCATCGCCCCCGGGGCGTTCACTCGTGCGCTGCGTGAACGTCGCCGCGACATCCGCGCCTACGTCAACCACGACTCGACGATGGTGCTCGGGTCCCGCCGGTCCGGCACCCTCGAACTGTGGGAGGACGAGCGCGGCCTCGGGTTCCGTCTCGACCTGCCCGAGACGAGCTACGCGAACGACCTGCGGAACCTGATGGCGGCAGGCATCGTCGACCGGATGTCATTCGGGTTCACGGTCGCCCGTCGTGGTGAGCGCTGGTCGGACGACGGGTCCGAGCGGACCCTGACCGCGGTCAACCTGCATGAGGTGTCCATCGTCACCGGGTTCCCTGCCTACGAGGCGACGTCCGCGGCGCTCCGTTCGCTGGAGCGTCTGTCGGAGCGGACCGGGGTCGCGGTGGACGAGTTGCAGGATGCGCTCGACGCGCTGGCGGACGGGCAACTTGACGGGCCGAAGGCTGCGCTGCTCCTCGACGCCATCCAGCAGGTCGCCCCGGCAGAGCCCGAGGCCGAGCCCGAGGTCACGGCGGAGCCCGAGCCGGAGAACCTGCTGGGTCTGAAGCAAAAGCACCTCGAACTGCTCGCCAAGAAGTTCTGACCATGCCCGACATCTCTTACGGCCCGGCGGTCTACAACGTCACGATGGTGGCGGGCGACACGTTCAAGGAGACGTTCTCGTTCGCTGACGGGACGGGTGCGGCCCTCGACCTTGACGGCTACCAGTTCTCGTCGCAGCTCCGTGAAACTGCCGGTGGGACCGTGGTGGCGTCGATGACGATTACGGCGGGGACGGCGACGGTGACCCGTGCGCTCGGGACGGCGGTAACTGCCGGTCTGTCCGGCAAGTATGTCCACGACTTTCAGTGGGTGACGCCGGATTCGGATGTGCGGACGTTGTTTGCCGGGTCGTTCACGGTGGTGGATGAGGTGACCCGGTGAGTACGGTGGTGGTTGAGCCGTCCGATTCGGGGACGGTGGTTGTCACTTCGTCGTTGACGGGGTTTGTTATTGAGGTTGGTTCGACGCAGCCGTATGTGCAGGAGGTGTTGGTTCCGGGGGCGCAGGGTGCGAAGGGGGATACGGGGGACACGGGGCCGCAGGGCCCGCAGGGTGAGCAAGGCATTCAGGGTATTCAGGGGGAGAAGGGCGACAAGGGCGACACGGGGGACACGGGGCCGCAGGGCCCGCAGGGTGAGCCAAGTGTCGTCGCTGCGTCTGCTCCTGTCACTTATGACTCGGGGACGCAGACGGTCGGTATCGACGCGGGCGGCTATGTCGCGGCGGTGAATGGTTCGGCTGGGACGGTGACGCTGGATGCTGCCGCCGTGGGGGCGTTGGGGACGGCGGCGACGACGGATGTCATCACGGAAGGGACCGCGAACCTTTACAACCGGCTGCCGACGGGTGGTTCGGCAGGTCAGGTCCTCACGAAGGCTTCAGGGACGGCCTATGACGCAGGCTGGGGCGATGTGCAGCCTTATGTTGGAGGGTTCCTGCGACTGACGGGTGAGTCGTCACGATACATCTGTCCCGGTGCCAGCGTGGCCGTCCGTGGCACGCGAACGTTCACCAATAATCGGCTGCATTTCACTCCTTGGCTTGTCTTCGAACCGATAACTATCGACGCGGTGACGACCGTCGTGACGACGGCGGCAGCGAACACGACGGGACGCATCGCCGTGTATGCCGCAGACTTTCATTTCCAGCCGACGGGTGCGCCACTCATCGACTTCGGGACATTCACCCCAACGACGACGGGAGTGAAGACGCTGACGCTTGGTACTGCGGTCACACTCACGACCGGCCGGTATGTGATGCTGTACGGCATCACGGGCGGCGGGCCTACTATCCAGCGGCTACAGATGTACGCCACCTACGTCGCCCCATTTATTGCCAACAACGAGTTCTTCTGGGATGGGTACGTCTATAACACGGACGGTTCGGCGTTCGTGACCGCAGCACCCACCAACCCATCGCCTTACGACACAAGTTCATCGAATGTCGCCCCGCATGAAACTCTTGCGCTTCCAAGGGTGACGACATGATTCGCAACGAAACCATCCTTGACGGGGTGTGCGTCTACGCCGAGGTCATCGACCTTGACGCAGCCACCTTCACCATCGAACGGGACGGCACCGTCGAGTCTTCACGTCCTCTCACCGCAGATGAGGTCGAGGCTTACACTCCAAAGCCCGACCCGCGCGAGGCGGCTCTCGCCAAGTTGCAGGCGCTCGGTCTGACTGAACAGGAAGCCCTCGCACTCATCGGCGGCTGACCCCCACCCCGATGCCCGAAGGCGACTGGATGTGGGACGAACCCTCCGGCACATGGACCCCCGGCGAGCTCTAACAACATCCGCACTTGGACCTGCTGGCGAAGCGATTCTGACCGGCCTGTCAGGATTGGGCGTTTCCGGCCCCAAATCGGCCCGTCAGCCTACTTGACACGGGCGAGTCAATGTGCTATACTCCTATCATCGCCCCCAAGGGGGGGGCGCGAGCAGGAGACGCAGGATGGCGAAGGTCCGGTACTACGAGGGCGGCGAGGTCCACTACAAGCCGCGCGAGCTCCGCAACAAGTGGATGGCAATCGCCTACCCCAGCAAGGTGCGGATGTTCAAGAGCCGTGAAGAGGCAGAGGCATGGCTCGCACAGCGAGTCGCGGAGTTCGGGGCACGCGCACCGCGACCGCCTGCCGACTACTCCCGGTGCCAGCCCTTCTTGGGCGAGGCGTTCTTCGGTTGAGCCTGAAGACCGACACAGGAGACAGAGGCATGAAGACGGACTTCTTCAAGGACGCGAAGCAGCCCCACATCGCACAACTCTCCTACCCGGCGGGTTCACTCGGACGAATCGGGTCCATGTATCGGACAGTCAACCTCCGATACGGGCGTCCCGTCCGCGAAGGCGAGACCCCCACGGTGTACCGCAACCGTGCAGCAGCAAAGGCGGCTGCACAGCGAGCAGCCGTCAAGCACGGCGGTGTGCCGATGACCCTCGTCGCGACCATCTGAAATAGAGTTACCGCACGACGGAGGCCCCCGCTACGGCGGGGGTTCTTCTATTCGGTATGCTGCTCACGCTGAGATGCCCTAGCCACGGGATAGTCCGGTCTGTCCGGTGCGGCACCAACCCACTACGACAGGAGGGCCACCATCATGGATGGCTACATCAAGCGGCAGTACGAGCTGCGGCAGAACGCGTGGGAGCAGGCCAAGGCCGTGCTCGACGCCGCTGCGGCTGAGGGTCGTGACCTGACTGCGGAAGAGCAGCAGACCTACGACCGCATCAACACCGAGCTGGACGAGCGCACCGCCGTCATCGAGCGTCTGGAGGCCGACAAGGCCCGTGAGGCTCGCGCTGCCGACGCACGCATCGTCGACGCTCCATCCCGCGAGTCGTCCGACCTCGACATTCTCCGTGCGATGGCGCGCGGTGAGGTCCGGTCGCACACCTTCGAGACCCGCCAGATGGTCACCTCGACCTCGTCTGGTGTCGTCCCGGAGGACTTCCTCGCTCAGATTCAGGAGCAGCTCGTCTACACGGGTCCTGCTCTGGAGCCGGGCGTCTACAACATCCTCCGCACCGGAACCGGGAACGACATCAAGGTCCCGACGCAGTCGACCTTCTCCGCCGCGACCGCGACGGCTGAGGCGGCCATCTTCACCGCGTCGAACCCGACCGTCTCGGAAATTCGTCTGAGGGCGCACAAGTACGGCGTTCTCGTGAATACTTCTTCCGAGCTCCTCAACGAGTCCGGCATCGACCTTCAGGCGTTTCTCGCCCGCGAGATTGGTACGGCCATCGGTACGGCCATCAACACCGTCCTCACCACGGGTACCGGCACGGTCGAGCCGCGCGGCATCGTCGTCGCGGCCGGCTCCGGCGTCACGGGTGGCACGGGTGTCTCGGGTGCGTTCACTGCGAACGAGCTCATCGACCTCGCCCACAGTGTCGACGCGGCTGTGGCCCGTAGGCCCGCCGTGGGCTGGATGCTGAACCGGACGGCTCTTGGCGCTCTGCGAAAGTTGCAGGACGCGGCCGGCCAGTATCTCTACGCTCCGACTGTCGGTGGGACCGAGACGCTGCTCGGCTACCGGGTCATCCAGAACCCCGGCATGGCGTCGCCCGCTCTCGGTGCAAAGTCGGTGCTGTTCGGTGACTTCTCCTCGTACTTCGTGAGGGTCGTGAACGGCATCGAGATTGCCCGCTCGGACGACTACGCGTTCGCCAACGACATCATCACTTGGCGTGCGTCCATCCGGGTCGACGGTGACCTCGGCCAGTCGGCGAACGTCAAGTATTTCATCGGCAACGCCGCGTAACATCTGGCACGACTGCTGGGGGGGAGGTTGCAGGGCCTCCCCCCCGGCACCCTGCATCCTGCGAACGGAGCCTGCACCGTGAGACGACCTGCTGTGTTCTGGTGGTCGAACAACCCGACCGCCCCAACCGGCTACGGCGGCCAGACGAAGGCCGTAGTCACCCGCCTGCTGCGTGCAGGCCATCCCGTCGCCATCGGTTCCAACTGGGGCACCGAAGGGACGATGAGCACTTGGACGTCCGACGACGGCCACACCATCCCGGTCTACCCGCGCGGCTACGACGGCTACTCGCAGGACGTCATCGTCTCGAACTGGCAGGACTTCGGGTCGAAGCAGCCCGAGGCGATGCCGACCATCATGGTGACCCTGTACGACGTGTGGGTCCTGACGAACCCGCGTCTCGCAGAGGTGCCTGTCGTGTCGTGGGTCCCGGTGGACCATCTTCCGGTCCCGCCGCAGGTGGCAGGCTGGTGCGGCAAGGACAACGTCAGGGTGGTGGCGATGTCGAAGTTCGGGCAGGAGCAGCTCGCCCGGAAGGACATCGAGTCGGTCTACATCCCTCACACGTTCGAGGACGTGTTCCATCCGACGGACCCGGACGGCATCCTGAACGTCCCCGACGACTCGTTCCTTGTGATGATGAACGCTGCGAACAAGGGCGGCGGGAACGGGCACGCGCGCAAGGCGTGGTCGGAGAACTTCCTCGCGCTCGGGATGTTCATGGCGAAGCACGACGACGTGTATGCCTACATCCACACGGAGGCGCAGTGCCCGGCAGGTATCGACCTGATGTCGTTGGCTCAGGCGGCAGGTATCGACGGTGACCGTCTGCTGTGGCCCGCCCAATACTCCTATCGGATGGGGCACTTCGACGAGCCCGCCCTCGCACGGCTCTACTCGCGTGCCGACGTGCTGTTGGCTGCGTCGATGGGCGAGGGGTTCGGTATCCCGGTCGTGGAGGCGCAGGCCTGCGGGACGCGGGTCATCGTCTCTAACTTCTCGGCGCAGCCCGAGCTCGCCAGCGCGGACTCATGGAAGGTCGACGGGCAGCCGGTGTGGAACCCGCAGCAGGGCGCGTTCCTGTTCACGCCACACGTCTCGTCCATCGTCGAGGCGCTGGAGGCCTCATACAGTTCTGCGCGGGGCGCGTCGCAGGTGGCAGTATCGAAGGCGGGCGAATACAAGGCGGACCGGGTGTTCAAGCAGTCGTGGAAGCCGCTGCTGAAGGAGTTCGCGTGAACCTTGTGACGGGCGGGCTGGGGTTCATCGGTTCGCATCTGGTGGACCGGCTGGTCGCTGACGGCAAGCAGGTGCTGGTGGTGGACGACAACCGTGGCGGGTCGGCGTATGTCCCGCCGGACGGGGTCGAGGTCATCGACTCGTCGGTTTCGGCGCTGAACTTCCGGACCCTGCCGGAGTTCGAGACGGTGTGGCATCTGGCATCTCCGGTCGGCCCGGTCGGTGTCCTGAAGGAAGCGGGCTACATCACGACCGACATCATCGGTGACTTGGACACTGTGTCGGACTTGGCAGCGGACTGCCCGCTCGTCTACGTCTCCACGTCCGAGGTGTACGGCGGTGGTGAGGGTGGGCTGTGCCGTGAGGACATGCCTGCGCTGGTGTCGTCTGACGTGTCTGCCCGGCTGGAGTATCAGACGGCGAAGTTGGCTGGTGAGGTGATGCTGCTGAACCGTGGGCAGGATGTTCGCATCATCCGGCCGTTCAACGTGGCTGGGCCACGGCAGCGTCCGGCGGGCGGGTTCGTGCTGGCACGGTGGGTCGAGCAGTGGCAGAACGGCCAGCCCATCACCGTGTACGAGCCGGGCATCCAGAAGCGGGCGATGACGCATGTGCTGGACATCGTCGACGGGATGA